TTTAATTATTTAATATAAATAAAAATAAAATAAAAATTAACATGTACCTTTTCCACGTCCACCTTTTGGTTTACTTGGTCTAGGACTTCTTTTTCTTGGTCCTTTTTTATCTCTATCTGCCATTTTTTCGTTTGTTTTTCCTTTGTTGTTTAACTTTTTCTAATTCTAAATCTTTTTGATGATAATTATTTGCATCAACAAGGGCATTTATTTCAGCTATAGTTAATTTTGGAATTGTAAAAAATGTATATCCCATTTCATGAAGGAACCGAATATTTTTAACATCTATTCGGTAGCTGTAAAATTTTCCACATCACTATCTTTTCCTTTACGTTTTTCTTTCATTTCAAATTGAGATTTACCTGAACTTATAGCCATGATTGCTGTTAATAATGCATCAATATAATTTTTATCATACTTAATATTTTTAGCTTCATCTAAACTAAAAGCTGGTTTTAAACAATGATTAACAATTATTTGTTCATCAATATAAGTTTCACCTTGTTTTAATCTACTAATATAATCTGCTAATTCACCTTTTGTAATTGGTTTAACTAAAATTGTAGGTTTATTTTCTATATATTCAACAACTACATCAATAGGTACTAACACATTTTCATGATTTCTTTCAAATAATATTCTATCTTTACTTAAATATTCACTCATTTTATTCCTCCCACTAATTTACTTTTAACAATGTTAACTACTCTATTTCTATTTCTATCTGCAGTATTTCTAAAATGTCTTCTTGGACTAATTTTAGAAGTTCCATATTCTAAATGAACTGCATAATCTAAATCACTAATTACTTGAACTTTATCAACACTAATTTTTTTCTTTTTAACTGAATTTAAAAATCTACCTGTATCAACACTTGTTTGTTCTGCTCGTCTTCCAGCAACACTTTGTTTAGTTTCTGCTAATAAAAGATTAGCTCCTGTATTTAAAGCTGAACTTAATTCATCATTAGTTATTTCTGCTTTTTTTAATAATTTTTGAAGTTTATCTATACCTTCAATTTTAATTTCAGTTTTTACCATTTTTAAAAATTAAAAAAAATTAATATAATCACCATGGATTATATTTTTCAATTGCATCATTAACAACACCACTAACTTTTTGTGGATTAATTGTTAATGACCATTGTTGTATTCCTTCGCTTGAACTTGGGTCTGGCATATCAGTTAATGAACATCCGCTATAAGTTAAAGTTAAATCTCTACTTCCTAAAGTTGGTCCAATATATAATTCCATATTAAATATACTTCCACCTTGGAAATATTGTTCATAAAAAGTTTTAGCCCATTCAGTTGAAGAATCAACAGTCATACCAATTTCATGGTCTCTATTTTCTGGTATTGGTACATCAATTTCTTGACTTCCATTATTATAATGTGGTGCGTTTAAATTTTGTGATACATTATAATTCCAATCTCTAATATTATTAAAATTTGTTCCACCTAAAGTCCATTTACTATCTGCATGTATAAAAGGTCTTAATGCTGTTTCTGTAATTGCTGTTACTGCACCAGAAGTATAAACTGATTCTTTAGCTATTGTTGCAGCTTCTGTTTCTATTATTCCACCTTCAGAACTTGTTATTGTAAATGAATCTACTACACAACCATTAAATGTTTTAATATGATTCATTCCTAATCCTGAACATTGTTTAGCGTCTTCAACTGTAAAACTCATTGGTGGACAATTTGTACCACTAGTAAATCCATTTGGTATACATGAAACTGCTTCTGTAATTGTATGAGTATAAGGGTTTGCTCCTGTATCTACAACAGTTCCTAATGCATAACCTAACAATCTCCAATCTTGTGGATTATAAGTTAATGCTGGTGCATAATCTTTTGCTGTTTGAACGAATTTTCCTACGTTTCTACTATCTGTACCAGTATATCTAACTGATTCTACATTTGTACTTTCATTTGGTTCTAGACTAGAAACCATTCCAATCCATTGACCAGTTCCAGAAACGTTTGCATATGTTCCTGATTCAAATATGAAAGCGTGTTGGTTTCTATCTCCTATAAATCTTCCCATTGTTTTTCACCTTAAATTATTTTTATTATTACACTGCTATATACTTATATGAAATAGATATAACATCTGATTTTATACCAGCTTTACCTGGTTCGTCTACTGGAACAATACTATCTACTGAAAACCCATATAAGTCCTCGCTTAAACTAGTTCCAGAAGTAGTAAAAGGTTGTTGATTTTTTCTAAGTTTGTTTGCAATTGACCAAGATAAAGTATCTCGTTCAATTTCATTTCTACACCAAGCTCTAATTTCAAAAGGCAAAGTCACTTCCATATCGTTACTATTTTCACCTAATAAATCTAATTTTGGAGAATTTTTTCTAACTGTTAATATAGGATATCTTACTGGTCTATCAGGATAAGAAGTCATTACAAATTTTTCATTAGAAATACGAGTACCAGAAATAGGGTCTGTGATATTATTTTTTAAGAAATCTCTTAAATATAAAGATGTACTACTAAATAAACTATCTACATTTACCATTTTTTTGACCTCGCTTAGTCTAATCCTTTACTCGCTTGTAAAAGATTTAAATTAATTATTCACCAATTAGTGAACCATTTGTTAATCGTCTTATATATAATTTATGATAAACTTCATCGCCTTGAGCATTCCAAGTTCTTGCTCCACCTTCAATTATACCATATTCATTTTGTATTGGAGAACCAATACCTATTTTCATTTCGCCTGATATATTAACATCCGCTAATACATATAATTTTGAATCGTCTGATTTTAATAAACCTTGTTCGTTATGAAATTCTTGTGAACTACCATATAAATCTCTATTATTTATTGGTTGTTTTATTCCTGAAGTCCAAACATCAGTAGGATTTTTTAACCCTGATACATTATCATAACCATCATCAACATATGTTACTTCAAAATATCTAAATCTAACTGGAAAACCTGTTTCATCAATAACTTGTTGAAAGTCGTCTTTTAAATCTTGTGAAGTAACCATTTTTATTTATTACTATAATTTCTTTTTCCGTCGTCTTTTAAATCTTCAGTAAAATTATCAATTCTTTTTTTATCTTTCTTAGATAATTTTCTTGGTAATTCTTTTGGTATATCTTCTTCATTAACATATTTGTAAGAACCTAAAGATATTAATTCTGTTGCTTTTTCTTCAGAAACTTCAACAATTTCTTTTGGTTGAAATTTACCTATATATTTTATTTTAACCATTTTTATTTAACCAAATAATTGATAATGTGAAACTTTTCTACCAATTAAATTTAAATCATCATCAACTAACTCGTTATAATAAGCAGCAGCTGCATCGATTGAACTTGAATTAGTTTTATCAATAGTAAAGTCACCCAATTTAATTTTCGAAGCATCTCCACCTTGTAACGCTAAAGGTTTAACTAATCTAGCTATTGTACCATTTAAAATTATATCTTGATATTTTAAATCAATTGAATCTGAACCTATTTCAACACCAATAAATCTACCAGCATAATCTCTAGACCTATCTGCCATTCCAGTTAAAGAAGTACCAGATATACTAGTTGGTATATTATCTATTAAATTATGCACTTCTTGCGTTACACTACCTAAATTCCATAAACCGATTTTAATTCACCTATTTATATCTAACTTCAACTGATGTTATATTTTTTGCTGAACCTAATCCTGAACCTGTTACATAAATATTTTCCATTAAAGCTCTTTCAGTAAATCCGTTTGAAATTGCTCCTGCGGCATTATCAGTAACTGCTACTCTTGGATAACTAACTATATTTGCTGCAAAACTTAATTGTGTATCTAATAAAATATTTGTACCAGATTCAAAAACATATAAACTACCTGTATTTGTTGTATTATTATAATTGTATTGAATAGATTGTAATAATCCGTTTAATGGATTTGATGTATAAACTGGTGCTAATATTCCTCCTGTAGTACTTGTTAAAGTACCTGATTCAGGGAATTTATAATTTTTAAGTCTTTCTCCATTAACCATTTTTAAATCCTACATAAATGTATATTTGTTTTTACATTTATTGCATATATAATCATCATATTTAACATGTGTTAATGTTTCTCCACAAACACATTTTTTAGATTCTTTTTTAATTTTAACTTTAATTTCTTTGATTTCTTTAATTTCTTCTTTAACTTCTTTTTTTAAAACTTTTAATGATTTTACGAAATCTTTTTTAAAATCTTTTTTAGAATCTTTTTTAGTTTTAGTCTTAGCCATAATTATTACCTTAAATAAAATAAAAATAAAAATAAAAAAATAAAAAAAATAAAAAAAATAAAAAACAATTTATATTGTACCTGGGCCAATTGCTATGAAAGTTCCACTAGCACTTGCAGTTGTAGTATAAATAACTGCACTACCTGCTGAAACTGCTGGAATTGCTGATAATCCACCAATAGCTTGTGCAACAATAGTAGGTGCTGATGTAAAAACAGTTCCAAATTGAACTACACCAATACTTCCAGTTGAAGCAATAAAAGTATGCGATTGAACAATATTTCCCACAGTAGAAGGACTACCAAGAGATATAATGTTTTGTTTCGCTGAAGTTACTGATAAAGCTGCAAGTTCAGATGCATCAACTCCTAAAGCTGCTAATTGGTCAGGTTTACTTAATCCGTCATTTAATGAATTGCTCATTTTTTTATAACCTATTAATATTCCTAACTAGTTGTAATCTTTGCCATAGCTGATGTTTTTAATGCTGAAGCTGTAAATCTATGTGTTAGACTTGCTGCTTTCATATCATAACTAGGTAGATCAAATTTCTCTATTGTTAAAGGTCTTTTTTCTGCAATTGCATAAGCTTGGTCTTTATCAATAATATATGAACTAGTTGTAGTCATACCTGCATTAGTTGAAACGCTAACAACATTCATACCGAAAATAACTCCAATGAATCCTTTTTCAAGCATTTCTCTGTTACCAACTTTATCAGCTTCAACAAATGTATCAATGTTTCTTAAATCATTTAATACTTCATTTCCAACAAACATAGTAGTAGCTGCATAATCTGCATCTTCTAAATATTGCATTCCTCGTGAAATGTTTGCAATAGTTATAGCTGCTCCACCTGAAACTGTATTAACTGCACTGTCTAAAGCTCCGCTAATAATGATTGAGTTTTCATTTTCAGCAAATCTTTTACCTGCAGTTCTAATTTGTCTTTCTAATAGTGGGAACTGAGAATCTTCCATCATTTCTGTGGTAATTCTAATAGCTACTCCATATTTCTTAGGTTTTAGATTTACGTTAGTATAATCTTGTTCGTCTATAGGAATAAAAGCACCTTCAGCCACTTCTCTAACATCCATAGTATTGTCTACTTCTAAGTTAACATCAACACTTGAACCTGGTATTTGACCCGGACCAAAAACTAATGCAGCTTCACTTCTAGGTATAAGTTTTTTATTAACTTCTTCTATTAGTGTTTCAAAAATTTTCTTTGGAATTAAAAGTGAACCTTCTGTACCAGTTCCTCTATCTAATAATTCTTGTATATTTTGTAATTGTGCCATTTTATTTCACCTATTTAATATGTACTAAGCAATATCCTCCAGATGCTGCACTTGTTAAAGCTCTACCAATAACTGTTCCTGCTACTACTCCAGTTGCTACTGCATTTGAACCATCGCATAAAACTTCTCCTGCTGCTGTAACTGTTCCATTAGCCTGTAGTATAAATACTCCTTCTAATGCTACTGCCACTGCTGCTCCTGAAGCTGCTGTTTGCATTGCTATTCCTGTAAATGATGCTCCTGAAGCATTACCTGCTACTTCTACATCACTTGCTACGTATGAATTTGTTCCTGAACTAACAACGTTGTCAGCTCCTGATGCAAAAACATATACTCCACCAGAAATTACTTCTTTTGCAATTGCTGTGAATAATTTAGGGCAACCGAAGTCTGCTACTTGTACTGCACCAACTGGGTTACCAATTCCTGTACCTGCCATTTTATATCACCTTATTTAATATTGTAATCTTTTATATTTGTTTAAATCGTTTAAGCTTAATTCAATATCTCCTGATTCACTAACTCCAAATTTAAGTCCTTCATAAACGTTTTCTTTATTTTCGTTTTTTTCTGGGCTTATTTGTCCTTGTGTTTCATCAACATTTTCTTCTGCTTCTTGATTTGTTGTACCTTCTTCTGTTTCAGTTGGTTCTACAGTTGCTTCTGGTTCTACAGTTGCTTCTGGTTCTACAGTTGCTTCTGGTTCTACAGTTGCTTCTGGTTCTACAGTTGCTTCTGGTTCTACAGTTGCTTCTGGTTCATCAACTTCTTCAACTTCTTCAACTTCTTTAGTTACTATTTTATCTAATTCTTCTAAAAGAATATTGATTACTTCTTCACTTAAAGTTGAAATGTCTCTAGGT